TTTTAGACCAAGCAATGCAGGCCGCAACGACAGGTGATATGGCAGCAGCGGCATCTCTCAAACAGGCCGCCTCACAAATTGGTAGGGGTTAAGTAGAATGCGTCTTTCCAATACAGCGCTTATCCTCGTTATTTTTGCCTCCGCCATTCTTCTCTCTGTGATTAGCCCGCTCCGTGAATTCTTCACATCTCCTGGTACCATGGTGCAACTGACAACAAGTCATGTTCCCACAGCAGAAGACTATAATTACTACAATAATATCTACCCGAAGATGGTGCGTCGTGAAATTGCCGAGATGACGGGTGAGGACCCTGGTCAACTCCGCCCCTGGGCCTTTCCGTATGCCGGTGGATATTACATGAATTAGATACTGCGAATAAACCCCCATCCAAGGTCTTCACAGATCTTCTGCCAGATTTTATCCTGGGTATAGAGTTTGTCCCGATTTTTCAGTAAAGGAAAATTCGGGAGATAGTCATCCAGTTCGAGCAGTTCACAGAATTTATACAGAACATACGAATACGAAAGGAAATTGCTGCGTCCCTTAGGACAATGCTTCTGGAAGTGTGGCTGAATCTCCTTGAACATATAGCGAAGTTTCTCCTCAATCTCACGATTCATCACAGGGGCATTTTTGCCGTTGAGACGATTTGTAATGTGAGGCACGTGTTCATAGTATTTATTCGCCTTGATTTTCTTTAGAATCTCACGAATCTTCGCCGGCTTCAGGCCTTCAAGTTGCGTAATACGCTCCTTCTTGAGTTCCAGTAAAATCTGATCATAGATCTCCTGCGGAATATCTGTGCACTCCTTGGCCTGGAACTGTGCCAGCCATTCGTTAAAATGATTAATACGCTTGTATGCATAATAACTGACTTCACGCGGCGGGTCCTTGTAACTCGGCTTATCACTGTCCATAAGAACAAACTCTTGGTGACCACATGTCGCACAACTAAACATGGCCTCATTTGCACTAAAAATCATTTCGGATGAGCACTCATCGCACAGTCCAAATCCACTCTCAGCCTCGACCGATGTATTTCTCGCATGGCCAGGATCCACCTTCTGTAGATATTTGTCGAGGAGTTTATCGCGTTGTAAATTCTCACCCTTCATCTCCTTTTTGAGGTCCGTCGTAGCCTCACTGCTCTCGCCAGCCGCTTCATGAAGTGCCGCAAGGACACTCCCCGGCTTCACATAATTTCTGGTTTTCTGGAGACTCTCAACTCCATTCTGAATCTTCTCCTGGATATCGTAATACTTGTAAAGAATATCACCAGTTTCCAAAAAATAATTCAGTAAATCGTCCTCCTTATCAATCGACTCAATCTCACGAGTCACTTCACGCAGGCGATTCTCCTTGAGGTTCCTTTCAATAATGTTTTCACAAACCTCTATTTCATGGGTTAAGTGTTTTTGCTGTGCTTTTAATGACTCAACTCCCTGTTTCTGTTCCATAAGTTGAGACATTTTCACTTGATGAATTGCATCGAGCGTAGTACGAGCCTCCGGATTAGACCGCTTTGTTGGCCTTATCTTGAAGTAGGGTTCACCCATACTAAATTCTATTGAGTTTTCCTGAATCTGTTTAGGCATTCCAGAAGTATTTTTTCTCTTGCGCCAAAATTTTTTTCTAAGTGAAGGTTATAAACTAAAATGACAGGTGGTGGTCTTATGCAGCTCGTCGCCTATGGAGCCCAGGATGTTTACCTCACGGGTAACCCCCAGATCACCTTCTTCAAGGTGGTCTACCGTCGCCACACGAACTTCGCCATGGAGGCCATCGAGAACCCGTGGAACGGCGCCCCCAACTTCGGCAAGCAGGTTACATGCACGATCCAGCGCAACGGTGACTTAATCTACCGTATGTACCTCCAGGCCACGCTCCCCAGCGTCTCCCTCCTCGCCTCTGACGGCTCAGGTGCCCAGTTCCGCTGGCTCAACTGGGTTGGTCACAACCTCATCGACTGGGTCGAGCTCCAGATCGGCGGCCAGCGCATCGACAAGCACTATGGACAGTGGCTCCACATCTGGAATGAGCTCACCCAGGAGCCTGGCAAGCAGGCCGGCTATGCCAAGATGGTTGGCAACATCCCCCAGCTCACCAACCTCCTTGTTCAGGGCGGCGAGACCTGCGACAACTACTGCTCAGGTGGCGAGCCCAACACATCCAACGAGGTCCTCAACTGCTCCCCTGAGTACACCCTCTACGTGCCGCTCCAGTTCTGGTTCTGCCGCAACCCTGGTCTTGCGCTCCCGCTCATCGCGCTCCAGTACCACGAGGTCCGCATCAACCTCCAGTTCAACGACCTCACCAACCTCTGCTGGGCGTTCACCCCGCAGGCGTCCTCCACCACGGCCATCCAGACCCGTGTTGGCAACAACGGCCTTGTTGCGTGCTCTCTCTATGTTGACTACATCTACCTCGACACGGATGAGCGTCGCAAGTTCGCCCAGGTGTCCCACGAGTACCTCATCGAGGTTCTCCAGTTCACTGGCGGTGAGTCCATCACCTCGAGCTCCAACAAGCTCAAGCTGAACTTCAACCACCCGTGCAAGGAGCTTGTCTGGGTTGTCCAGCGCGACTCCTTCACCAGCTGCGACACCAACGTCATCAACCCCTGGAAGGGCCAGCAGCCGTTCAACTTCTCTGACTGGTGGGACCGGTCAGTCCTTGAGTCTGGCTACTCCGTCACCCGCGTTGAGGGCATGGCCGGCGCCAACCCTTGCGTGACGGCGCTCATCCAGCTCAACGGCCACGACCGGTTCCAGGTGCGTGAGGGACGCTACTTCAACGAGGTCCAGCCCTACCAGCACCACACCAACATCCCCTCTGTTGGTATCAACGTCTACTCCTTCGCCCTCCAGCCGGAGCAGCACCAACCGTCTGGCACGTGCAACTTATCACGCATTGACAACACCACGCTCCTCCTCACGGTCTCCAACAATGCCGTTGGCACTGCCACCTCCTCCACTGTCTACGTCTATGCCACGAACTACAACGTTCTCCGCGTGATGTCTGGCATGGGCGGTCTTGCCTACTCCAACTAAACGCACAACTTCACAGTGGTGCGTGTTTGTATATTTTTATTTTAATTAAGTAACTTTGTAACCTCTTTATTCAAGTAGCCGTGCTGTTTGAATACAGAAGAACTAAATAGATTTTTATTTTCTAGAAGAAGCAAGAACAATACCGATAATTGCTATAGAACTCACTAGAATTCCCAATATTACATATATATAAAACGACGACATTGGAGTAATTGAAAATTCAGGGACGGGGGGTGGCGATGGATGCTGTGAATTTTTCCGACAAATTGGACAGAATGGAAATTCAAGATTACTAATGGCTTTTTTTTCGTGAATCCATTTATTCCAGCAAACTGGATGAACATGGAATCGACAGCCACATGTTGTATATTTACTACTCTCTACCAGAGCGGCGCCACTTTCATGTACAAGTTCAAGACAGGCAAAACATTCATTATCTGGAGTCACCGCAGTGAGTTCTGTAAGTGAAGTGGTGGAAGTTGACGGCTTCATTGAACTACAGCAAAAAATAGCGATTGTAAAGTCAAATTTTAGCCTGAGTTTATCTTCCGTCGGCGAAGGACAGGACCCTGAATTTCCGTAGGAATATCTATGTCTTCACTACTCATCCAGTTTGCAATCTTAGTTAGACTACCTACAATTCCAAACAAGAAGGCCACAAGCATCGCCTTGTACATACTCTGCATATGAATCATTAGACCTATTAGAATCTGACAGAAACTACTATCCATTACGATAAGACTCTGTACAAAACCCCATGCACCTTTTGGAGAACAGAAACACATATAAATATGACTCGACGACCACGCCACAAAACCAATGCCTACTGCAGTGATAAGACCCCATCCTCCCATTTGCTTACATGTATTGGAACAACACTCCCTTGATGGCATGTACACTTTGATAGTAGTCCGGTCAGCCTGTGGCCTCAAATTTTTTCCAGTGCTCATGTAGAATGGACATTTCAAATATTACAGACTCTCAAGATCTAGTATTTATTGGCACTGCAGCCGTCTTTGTAGAATTTGTAATTCTTTTTCTAACAAAATATTCTGGACCCAAGCCTACATTTGGAGTCATTGCACTTAATGATTGGTATGAACGTTTCGGTTTTTTTGCTGTTGCAGCAGACATTTTTAGTGCAATGATTGGTGTTGTAGGTGCCCGTTTTCTCTATACCTATCTTTTCAAATCTGTCATGGACTGGTCGCCACTCTATTTTATCTTATGTGTAGTCCTCTTCCAGGTTTTCCACGACCTCTTCTTCTATCTTACAACCATTCAGACTCTTCCCCGAGGACATAATGAAATGATTGATGTCTTCCAGGATTATGCAAAAGAAAATGGTGCAAAGATTCTTGTTGCGGATGCTGGAATTGTAATTGGCACAGCACTTGGTGCAATGTATCTGAAATCAATTCCGCTCCATTTTGTTTTCATAAGTCTACTTGTTGCTCTCTATGCACTCTGTTTTATTCTCTTTACTGCGCCTACGCCGACCACGGCTGAGGCCTATCAGGCGTCTACACCTGTTCCGAAGGCGCCTCAAGGGCCTCAGGCCCCGCCGAAGCAGAATTTCCAACAGGATCGTCAGCAAGGACTCCTAGACCCTGGAAGTTTTGATCCTCGACAATTACACACTCCGTTCGATTCGCAAGGAGGCTATTGAGAGCATGAATACGCCGCTCCAACGCCCCACCACGCTGTTTCTTTGATGCATGCTTCCAATGCCATTCAAATGACAAGGCATCATGTTTCGTAAACGGTCCTACATAGCAGTGCCGCCGCCACGTCTCTCCTGCGGCCACTTTTGCCCGTGTGGCCCGTGCTCCACCTGATAATTCTCCCCTATGTTGACGCAACCGGCGATCTACATCGACAGTTGCACCAATATACGTCGCTCCACCCGAAGACACTAGACAATAACAGTACCAAGGTGCCTCCATTCTAGTAGTCTTAGGCATTTCTCTTTAGAAGTGCCACGCCATTTCTCTCAGCACTTTGAAAAACCAGATTGAATCCGTTCTTCTGCGCGTGTTCTAGGACTTTATCCGTCTTCATTGTATCTGTATCATCAAGGAAAATATACTTCGGATTTAATTTGCACGCCTCCTCATAATCGGAGAATCCGCAATACTCTCCACCATCCAGAATGACTAAATCCATTGTCTGTCCCACCTGGATATGTGGCACCTCCATAAAACTCTTCTTATCGGATTCATACCAAAGGTCATAGTGCGGCTTATTCTTCAGAAAAGTCGGATGCGCACGAATCTCTTCATCGGGCATCATACTCGTAGCAATTCGACCATGCACAAAATCAATTATTTCACTGCCTGGCCTTGTAGCCCAATTCTCCTTTGCGTACTGAAGATTCTCGCGATTTGTCTCCAAAGAAAGAATCTTCACGGGCTTATACTCAGGCCGACTCAGTGCTCCCATTACACAACAGAGAGTTGTTCCAAGACCATTCCAGCAACCCACATCAAGAATTCTATTAATACTCATATCATGCTGCACTAAACCCATGAGAATACGTCCAGCCACTGTATCTGAGTGAATCTGACCGAGCGTTGCCTTCATAGTCGGAACCCAGGCTTTAGTTTCAAAGAAACCCCGCGCTACCATAAATTCATGGTGATGATGCGGGTTGATAATATGAACTAAATTATCTGATTCACTTCGGATAAGATATCCATTGGAGTCAGTATACTTGTTATAGATATCAAAAAATCCGTAGCCATAGGACGGGCAGTTTGCTGCAATACATTCATTAAAATAACGGGCGTAGTTCTTCCGATCTTCATTTGTTCCAAGAAACGGATACTCAGGATTATTCCAGACTGTAGAATCCACTTCAATTGGTGGAATTACATTGTACACATAGACATTTAGATTCTTGAACGGCGCGACAATTTCCCGAAGACCCTCAAAATAGGAATCGACTGTCTTCTTAATAATTGATTGATAAGAAGTCTCTTCCGTCACATACTTATGAATATGGCAGCGACAATCAATCTCCCCAAAACAGAAAATAACAGTGTCCCCCTCTGCAACAGGAAACTTGCGCAGATCAAGGCGAGCAAGCCGATCCCGCCCAATTGAAAAAGCGAGTGTAGGTCCAATACTCGTACGATTCATATACGAGAGTTTATCAAATGGATGAACGGAATGGCTGTCACCAAATGTAAAAATAGTCATCTTACAAAGAGTATCTGTTCCATTCTTAAAGCCGTGTAGTGAGTATTTAAAGTGAAGAATGTCTTATATATATAAAATATGTCAACACAAGTATTAAATGGGAATGATATCAAATATTCGCTCGTATATATTACTATGGAAGATATCAAAAATCTGAAAATTCTTGAACAAAAACATCATGAGATTGTTGGATATGGAGTTATGGATGATAATACAGGTACATATACATTTCATTCGATTGAAGATAATTACTCTCATCCTATTATGAATCACTGGACAGAAGGAATTTTAAAG